CGACTCCATTTGAAAAACAGCAGGCGGAAGCTGCGAAACAAATTCTTGAATACAAATTAGGTGACGAAGCATCTATTGTTTCAATGATATATAAAAATCCAGATTTGTTAAGAGAAACAAATTTAACTATAAATGACTTTCACCACAATTGTTGGAAGGTATACTTTGAAATAGCAAGAGATATGATTATTAACGAGAAAAAGGTAACGTTATCTGAAGTAGATATCGGCTTGTATTTAGATAAGCATTCTCAGTTAGCAGACAAGTATTATAATGAATATGGCGGATATCAGACCATTGAAAATGCAACCGCTTATATTCAAGAAGAAAACTTTGAAAGTTATGTAACAGATTTAAGAAAGTGGAATACAGTTGCTAAATTAATTAAATATGGATTTCCTTGTGATAAAAAGAGACTTAGTGAAATTTGTGATATGTCAACAGAAGAACTGTATGACGAATATACAGTTTATTTAAATGATATTTTTGCCAATGTAGACAACAACATCAAATCATATAATGGTTTTGATGGCATGAAAAATTTAATCGAAGAGTTAGACGCTGGTAAGAATGTTGGAATCCCATTTAAAAATTGCAAAATATTAAATGCTGAAACTGGTGGTATGTTAGGTGGTAACATTATAGGATTTGGAGCATCGAGCGGTGTTGGTAAATCTACTTTAAGCATTAACTATATATTCCCAACAATAATGGATAAAGACCTAAGAGCTTTATTTATTATCAATGAAGAAGACCAAAATAAGTTTAAAAAAGAAGCGATTGTTTGGTATTGTTCAAATATTTTAAAACATCCAATACCTAAAAGAATCCTTAGAGATGGCGGATTTGATAAGGAGACTAAAGAGGTTTTATATAAAGCAGCTGAATGGTTTGAAAGCTTAAAAGAAAGAAAAAATATAACAATTATCCCATTAGAACAGTATACCGCAAAAACTGTTGTAAAGTTAATTAAAAAATATTCTAAAATGGGAGTTGATGTTATAGTATTGGATACATTAAAAGAAAGTTACGATTCTCGTGATAAAGAGTCTTGGAAATCTCTTATGACAGATTGCGTAGATTTTTATGATTGTATCAAACATACAGATACTTGTATGGTTATTACATATCAGCTTGTAAAAAATAAAAGTAAATACCTTACAAATTCAGATATTGGTGTTTCTAAAGGTATATTAGACGTATTTAGTGTTAATGTATTTTTTAGAAGACCGCTCCAAACAGAGTATGAGGGTGGCAAAGATGAGCTGTATTGCTATAACCCAATCAAAAACAGTAGTAGTAACGTTGAGTTTAGACTGAAAAAAGATAAACATTATATGATTGGCTTTATAAGCAAAAACAGACATGGTATGAGTGATGTTCAGATTATTAGCGAGGCAGATTTTTCAATAAATAAATACGAAGACTTAGGTTATTGTAACGTAATTCAAGATTATTAAAATAAGGATGTAGGGTAGAAGATTATGACAATTGGTGAATTAAAAGAGTATATTTGGAAAAATAAAAAAATAGAATATATCTTAGAGGAAATTGGTTGTCACAGTATAGTTTATCATCCTAAAAAAGAATTTTATTCATGTGGTAATTTTAATGGCGATAACAAAGGCGCTATTAATGTAAGAAATAACGAGTATTTGAGCGTAACAAATTGGACTAGAGAAAAAGAGTTTGGCGAAGGTTCTGACATTGTAACTCTAGTCCAATATAATAAAAATATGTCTATTATTGAGGCAATTAAATATATACATAATATTCTTGGGATTAAATATGAATATAAAAGAGCGGAAAAGCCCAAGAAAAAATTCGACCCTCTTGAAGTATTTAAGCGTGCTTGTGGTAAAAAAAGAACAATAGATGTTGATGATATTCATATTTTAGATGATAAACTAATGAATGATTATATTCCAATGTTGCATATTGACTGGTTAAGAGAGGGTATAACAGAAAAGACCAGAAAGAAATTTGCTCTGGCTTATAGTTATAAATATAAACGTGTAATTATTCCTATGAAATATTGGCTTACTGGTGAGCTGCTTGGTTTTAATCAGAGAACTACGGTAGAAAACTATAATGAATTTGGGATTAAAAAATATTTTATTACACCAACATATCCAAAGCTATTAAATTTATACGGATTATATGAAAACAGCGAATCAATTAAAAAGGCTGGTTATGTGGTTGTATATGAAGCAGAAAAAAGCGTTTTAAAAAGAGATAGTTTGTTTGATGAAACTGGCGTGGCATTATCTGGTCACACGTTGAGTGACGAACAGATAAATATTCTTTGGGGCTTAAATGTAGAAATAGTGATAGCTATGGATAAAGACATTAGAGACGAAGAAGTATGGCATATGTGCGAAAAATTTTGGAGAGGCAGAAAAGTAAGCTACATTAAAGATAAATGGGATATCTTATCTGCTAAAGATAGTCCAGCAGATGCGCGTGATAAAGATTTCCAATATCTGTTTGATAACAGAATTGTTTATGATACAACGCAACATGAAAAATATGAGAAGAGTTTAAAAAAGAGGTTTTAAAAAATGAATGAAAAGAAATTAATTAGAAATGCAATTAAGTGTAATCATTGTGTAGAAGTAATTGAGTCCAAACATAGACACGATTTTGTAGAATGCAAATGTGGAACTGTATATGTAGATGGTGGTTTGGATTATTCAAGAGTTGGATTTAAAAATTCACCAGATGATTTTACAGATATGTGTGAATATAAAGATATTTAATACTATATATAGTGTATTATTAAAAATAACGACACAATATATTGTGTTTAAAAGGCAATAAAATGGTGATTTTAAGGGGTGATATTATGGATAATAGAATGAATGTACAAGCAAAAGTAAACAATATGAAAGACCATGTTGTTGGTTATAAATACAGACATTTTAAAGGAAATATTTATTTTGTTATGAATATTGCTGTGCATAGTGAAACAGCAGAACCAATGATTATTTATAAAAGTGTTGACAATCCAGATTGTGTATGGTGTAGACCATTGGATATGTTCATGTCAGAAGTAGACCATGAAAAATATCCAGATGTAAAACAGAAAATGAGATTTGAAAAAATTATGGAGTAAGTATTATGTACGAATACCAAGCTACAATAACAAATATTGTTGATGGCGATACATTTGATATGGATATTGATTTAGGTTTTAATATTCATGTCCATGAAAGAGTTAGATTATTAGATGTTGATACACCAGAAAAATTTGGTGAAGAAAAAATTCTTGGTTTAATAGTAAAAAAATATGCAGAAGAAAATTTCTTATATAAAGATGTTATTATTAAATCAGAGAAAAATGACGAGGCAGCCGATACAGATAGTTTTGGCAGATGGCTCGTAAAAGTTATTATGCGTGACGGCAGAGAAATCAGTGAGATTTACAATAATCTTGGCGTTAATAAAATATATAGTGACTATGATAAAGATAACGTATTAGCGTTGGAAATGTAATTTTTTCCAAAAAACATATTGACAAATATAACTAATAATGTTATAATAAAACAAATAAATAAAAGAGGTAAATGAATGGCTAGATTAACGAGTGAGCAGTTACAGGCTCTTATGAAAAAAGAAGGCGTTGACCGTATTTGGTCATGGTCTAAAATTAATTGTTTTCATACAAGTCCGTATGAATATTATTTAAAATATATTAAAAAAGCAAAAGAAGATAGAGCAAACTCTATTTATACGACAACTGGTGGTTTGGCACATGATATCTTAGAAAAGTTTTATACAAATCAAATTGAATATAGCGACATGATTGGTCAGTTTGAAGATGGTTGGACAGTTGCTGTTAATATCGCTGACTTAAAATTTGATAGAACAGATGAAGAAAAAAATACGAAAATTAAAGATAAGTATTATGAAAATTTAGTTCACTTCTTTAATAATCATACGGTATTAAAGCAGAAACCAATTATTGAACAGTTTGTAAAAATCATGATTGATGGCAACTTATTTCAAGGATATATCGACTGTGCTTTTAGAGACGAAGATGATTGTATTAATATCGTGGACTTTAAAACATCTAGTATTTATAAGGGTGCAAAAGCAGAGAATGAATGTGGTCAGTTGGTATTATATGCAATTGGATTGCATCAGCAGGGTATACCAATGGATAAGATTAAAATCTGTTGGAACTTCTTAAAATATGTAACTATTCAGTATGAGCAGAAAAATGGTGCTATTAAAACAAGAGAATCAGAACGTTGTAAAATTGGAGAAAGTCTACAGAGTAATGCAAAAACTTGGTTGAAACATTTTGGATATGAACCAGATAAATATCTAAAAGAACTACTTGATACAAATGATATTACTTGTCTTCCAGAAGAAGTAAGAGCAAAATACGTGATTTCAGATTGTTATGTTTATGTTGATTTAGTAGAGAAGCTGATTGAGAAATGGACTACTCATGTATCAACAACTATTAAAGATATTGAACTTAGAGAAGCCGATTATAGAGAGGCTCATAGTGATAGATGTTTCTGGGATACTGATGAATCTGTAAAAGAACAGAGTTATTACTTCGCAAACTTATGTGGTTATAGTAGAAGTCTTCATAAACCATATGATGAATATTGTAATAGACTTGAAGCATCTCAAAACAACAATGATATGTTTGGTGGGCTTTTAGGCAATAGTGTTCCTACAAGTAGCAACGTTATAGATAATAAAGATGTTGATTTAAGCTGGCTTGATAATATTTAATGAGGTAATTAATATGGAATGGAATGTATATCACCATAATATTAATAAGAAAAAAATTGAAGCTTATAATATTTTTGACCATTATAGTTTTTGCAAAAATGTAAAAAAGGCTGCAAGAGAATGTTTTATTAAAGAAGATTTTATAGAACAGCTTAAGTCAGAATTATTCTATTATTTCTGGTCAAAAGCCGAATGGGAAGTGGTTATCACTTCTTGGTGTGGTGGAGACAGAGAGAAAGATGCGGTTAAAATTGATGTATATAATCAAGTAATGATGAATTTTGATGTATTTGCAGATTATGTTTGGAACAATAGAAATAAGTTATTTGAAGTAGGGGAAGATGAATAATGTATAATAAAAAATATATTATTGAAGAAATTGAAGAGTTTAATGACCATAATCCAATTTATGAAGGAGTATTGGGCAGAATCGCTTACCCAGCATATTTTAATGTTGGGGAGCGCGGCTGGTTTCTTTGGATTGAAGATGGTTGTTTTAGAGAACTTGCACATAGAATTCATACAAGTGTGATTCAGAGTGTGGAATATGTGAATGATATGATTATCGTAAAAACTGAAAATACTAGATTTACATTTAGATTGGTTGAGAAAAATGAAGTTAATTAAAGATTCAATTAGATTAAAAGAAAATAGAAAAGAATATAGAATTAAACCGACAATTAAATTTTGTGTTGGTAATGATAATTATATATTTTCATTTGTTCCAACAATTGTATGGCAACCTTGGATTTATAGATATATTAATTGTAGTGTTATCGATGTATGGTGGTTGCATTATCATATTGCTATTGGAATATGGGAACGTAAAAGCTGAATTTTAAGAGGTAATATGAAATTTATAGAATTTAATTCAAAAGAAGAAATGATTGCATATGAAACAGATAGAGAAAATTATTATATGCAGTTTCTTAATGCAAAAAATACATTTGAATTTTATAAATTATGGTTCAAAGAGCTTTTTGTTAAAGAATATCGAGAATTAAAAAAGAAATATGATGGTTATTGTGGTGGATGGTACAGAGATAAAGATGGTATTATCCACACAGAAAATATTTCTTGTGTTGATTCAGATAAGGTTAAAAACGGAGACATTTGTATAGAAGAATGTTTGGATAAAGATTATGTGTTTCACAACAACACATGGATAAGAGTATTATAAAAGTTTAATTTTATGGGGTAAAAGATATGGCTTTCTTTTGTAAAAGAAAAGTAAGTAAATCAAAAAGAAAGACAATTGGTTGTAAAGGGTGCAAGTACTATGAGAAAGTGTTCTGGGACGGACATTGGCAATGGCGTTGCACATGTTAAAACTAACATTTTAAGAGGTAAAGCATATGTTAAAAATTATGAAGATTGCAGAGATAAAGGCTTCTGATACAGAAAGTTTAAAGAAAATTGTAAAAGCACTTGAAGATGCAGAATTTACAGTTGCTTATGATAAAGAGTATACACATTATGCATATGTTTGTGTTGAAGAAATTTCTAATAGAGGTGAATAATATGAAACATGTAAAAGTAACAAATTGTGAATCTGGAGATTGGCAGATTCTTGAAGTAAATGGTGTTGAATGGGCTTCTGGTCATAGCATTACAGAACATGATTGGCTTGGTCTTTTAAGCGAACACTTTGATGCACAGATAGAATGTGATTGTATTTCAGATGAAGAAATGGAAATGAGAACATTTTAATAAGGTTATAAAAGATTAGTTTTAAGAGGTAAAAAATGAATGAATTATTATTTGGTATACCATGTATTATTGCTCAACAAATAAAGAAGCAAAAGAAATATAGCAAATATAAAATTATAAATTGGTTTTATAAAAAAATGTATGGTTACGAATATGAATCGACTATGCCAGAAGGAACTGACGTAATATATTTTGAGAACAAATTTATTTTTAGAGATAAAGAAGCATTTGACAAAATGGCAAAAGCATATGAAGAAACTATGACATATAATTTGTTTAAGGTTAGAGAGTTATAAAACGAGGATTTTAAGTGATGAAATTAAAAACAATTAAATATAATGGAAAAGAAGAAACATTTTGTGATGTATTATCTTTTGAATTTAGAACAAATCAGGTTTCAAATTGGATAAGGATAGAAACAATTTATGGCGAAACAATTATTGTTCACAATGTTTGTGTCATTAAGAGCGTAGAATAAGAGGTTAATATGGATTATAGAAATAGAAATTATTATTTAGCAAACATAGATTATGTCTCATATGATATGAGATTAAAAATTTTTAAATTAGTAACTCCATCATTAAAAATACACCCACCATATAATCATGTTAAAAATAAACATCAGCATGATTATGTAGATGGTTTAACTTGGCAAATGATGTTAAGTTGCAAGAAAGAAGATTCAGAAGCTCTTGAATATGAATTAAGAAAAGCAGAAAGAAATGATAGATATGATGGATTGTATTCTTCTGGAAGTAATTTTGTAAAACTAAGCAAAGAGTTATTAGGTCAATAAGGAGTAAATTATGAAGATTATTAACTTAGGTAGAGGTCAAGGCAAAACAACAAGATTGCTTTATGCAAGTGAATTTAATGATGCACCAATTTTGTGTAGTAGCTTAGCGCAAAAAAATGTTTTATTACATATGGCAAAAGAATTACATTTAAATATTCCAGAGCCATTATGTGTTGGCGATGTGTTTTCAGATAAAATTAGAGGAAATAGAAGTCTTGACAATGGTATTTTGGTAGACGATACAGAATCTGTGTTACAACAGATGTTATATAACATTGGATTACATAGTAAGATTAAAGCAATGAGTATAACAGATATTGCAGACAATAATAGATATACGTCATCTAATAGACATGTATCATGGAATGTAGAAAAATTAAAACATTATGATAAAGCAATTCAAGATTGTGCAAATAATTTCAACACGATTAGTAATACTATTAGTGAATTATCAGATTCTTTATCAACTACTAAGTATTGGGATGTTACATCTGCTAATAATGAAACAAAGTTATAAAACAAAGATTTTAAGAGGTATTAAAATGATTATATCAGAAGAAAAATATTGCATCGCATCAAAAGAATTTCCCCTAAAGTTTTATCGTTGTGGAAATGAAACTGATGTTATGGAACATGATTTGTTGATGAGTAAAGAAAGTTGTGAATATGAATTAAGCACATATGACGAACCTGAAGAGTTTCATATTTTAAAAGTTAAAGTAACTTATGAATTTTAAGGTGATAAAATAAAGGTTTTATGAGGTAAGTTATGGAAGAATGGATTAAAAAATCTGATGTATTAGAATTATTAGGTCTACCTTCAGATATTTTATATGAATATATTCATGAGTTAAAGGGTGTTTGGGTGGATGAAGATTGGAATAAATGGAATCCAACAAGCGAAGGTCTGCCAAAAGAAGATGGAGAATATTTGTGTCAGAGCAACTTTGGCAATCACGAATTATTTGAAGTGTTGTCATTCAGTACAAATCTTTACGAAGTGGATGAATATGATTTTTGTGATATAAATAGAGCAGGCTTTTATGATTTTGATTCAGAGTGGGGATATTATGAAGCTCATAATGTTGTAGCGTGGCAACCACTTCCAGAGTCGTATAAAGGTAAATAAAGAGGTAAAATTTATATGGTGACAGATACAGAAGAATACAAAGGAAGAAGATTTGAATGCGAACATTGTGGTTATGTAGTATCAAGTAATGCAATGAGTGACTTTGATGTGGACGATTTTGAATATTGTCCTCGTTGTGGAAAAGAAATTGATTACTAATAAAATTGTTGTTTTAAGAGGTGATAATATGAGAGATACTTTTTCTATTATAAAAATGGATTTAGATAAATTAAATAGAAAGATTGATGAATATGTAAATATTACAAATAAATCTAATCCATATATTTTTATGAGTGAAAATACAGCAAAGAGCGTTGATTTTACCATATCTCCATTAAACTTATTTTTGCGTATAACATCAAAATACAAAGACGAACACGAGCCAAATGGTAGAATAGCCGAGTATACTGGACATAAAATTTTTATAAACAATGATTTAGAATATGGTGAAATTGAAATTAGATAATAAAATCTGAGTTTTAAGAGGTGATAATATATGAATTGGAAGTTTTATTGTCCACATTGTAAAAAGGTTAAAAATAGATTTCAAGTTGCCAAAGGAACTGACGGTGTTAGATTCTATTGGCATAGATGTAGAGAATGTGGAACACAAGTAATTGAATTAAAGCAAGTATTAGAACAAGTAATATCGTCTACTAGAAGATTAGTAGATGACGATGAATAAAATAAGAGTTTTAAGAGGTAACAAAATGCTTTGTTATAGTTGTGATAAAATTGGTGGATGTTCTATATTCCAAAAGTTATATAAAATATCAAATAATTTCTTTATTAATGATTGTTTGGAATATGTTGGAGCACCAGAATTAAAATATAGAAAAATTGCAGAACATAATGACCTCATGGCTTTAATATATGATTATTTTACTAATCAGTTAGATAGTGAAGAATTATTAGGCAGAGAATATAGCGATGAAGAAATAAAAGATATTATTAGAGAATACATGTGGAGATTATAGGCAATAAAATTTCGTTTTTAAGAGGTGATAAGAATGAGTAGAAGTATGATTTTAGAAGCGATGTATGAAGTTATTAAAGAATCTACTGATTGGGGAGTTACTGAAAAAGATTACGGTATGTTTGTAGATGGTGTCGTGGCTATGACAGATGCGATGTTAGCCAAAAATGAATTACTAAATGGATGTTGTGCAAAAGAAGATTCAATGCTTGCATAATAAAATGAAAGTTTTAAAGGTGGTTATATAATGAAACACAACATAGAAATTAGCACGGTTGAAGCATTATTGATTGTCCAGTTGTTACGTGAAAATGTATTAGAAAACGAAACAGATAAATTAATAGCTCAAAAATTAAAAGATATGATAATTGAAAAGGTTGCAACTGAGCTATCAGAAAAGGAGTAGTTATGCCATTAGATAAAGCAATAGAACACGGCAAAGAATATAGAAAGATGTACTATGGTTCTAAAGCCATAGATTGTTCTTGTCGTAATCACGGAACTTGTGAATGGTGCAAGGGGGCTCGTTTATATAAGAATAATAAACGAATAGACAGTATGAATGAAAGAATAAAAGAATATAATGAGGAGATGGGGTGGGAATAGTTTCTCACCCTAAAAGTGTGTATGAACGAATATAAAATAACAGCAGAGGAATTATTATTAGAATATGATTATGATGGGATTAAATATCTTACAGATTATAGTTATGATACAGCGCTAATTGGTGTTACTCATGATGACAGAGCGGTTTATGATTTTGATTTAATGATTGAATGGCTAATGACCGAACATGACTTTGGATATGAGGATGCTATAGAATGGATTGAGTTTAATACTCTTAGAGCACTGCCATATATGGGTAGCGATGCACCAATAATTATATATAGATTTTCAAATTAATCCAAAAAACATATTGACAAACATGGTAAAATATGTTACTATATCATTGTAATAAATAATGTTATAAAGAAAGGTTTAAATAAATGAATTATACAGTTTATCATTTACATAGTGATTTATCGAATGGAGTAACAAACATTGACTCTGTTACGAAATATAAACAATACGTAGAATATGCAAAAGAGTTAGGAATGACTGCATTAGCATTTGCAGAACATGGTAACATTTTTGAATGGGTTCACAAAAAAGAATCAATCGAAGCAGCAGGAATGAAATATATTCACGCTACAGAAGCATATTTAACAAAAGATACAAATTCAGAAGATAAACATAGAGATAATTACCATTGTGTTTTAATTGCCAAAAACTATGACGGTGTTAAAGAACTAAACAAGTTGGTTTCTAAATCTTTCAATAGAGACGACTATCATTATTATTATGCACCAAGAATTGGTTTTGATGAATTATATGCAACATCAGACAATATTCTTATTACTACTGCATGTTTAGGCGGTGTATTGGGCAAAGGCAATAACGATATTAAGACAGAATTTTTAAAGTTCTTAATTAAAAATAAACACAGATGTTATCTTGAAGTTCAACATCATAATTGTGAAGCTCAGGCTGTATATAATAAAATTCTTTATGCAGTCCATCAAAAAACTGGAATACCATTAATTGCTGGTACTGATACACATTGTTTAAACGATATTCATGTAGATGGTAGGGGAATTCTTCAGAAAGGGAAAAACGTATTTTTCTCAGACGAAGAGTCATGGGATTTAACTTTTAAAACATATGATGAATTAGTAAATGCATATAAGAATCAAAGAGCTTTGCCAGAAGATGTTTATTTAGAAGCGATTGAAAATACAAATAGAATGGCAGATTCTGTAGAAGAATTTAAACTGGATTATGGTAAAAAATATCCTAAGTTATATAAAGATTCAGAAAAAGTTTTAAGAGAAAAAATCTTAGAGGGAATTAAAAATAGAGGCGTTGACAAATACGATAACTTTAACGAGTACAAAGAAAAAATTCAGTATGAATTAGAAACATATAAACATAATGGTGCGATTGACTTTTTATTACTTGAAGAGGACTACAAATCAGCATTAAAGAAGCAGGGTGTAAGCTGTGGGTATTCAAGAGGCTCTGTTAGTGGAAGTGAGATTGCGTATCTATTAGGCATTACAGAGGTTGACTCAATTAAATATAACCTTAACTTTGAGCGTTTTATGAATAAAGAACGTGTATCTCTTGCAGACGTTGATACTGACTGGTCTAAAAAAGATAGATATAAGGTTAGAGAATATCTATTTAATAAAGAGGGGTTATACTGTTGTGATATTATCACATTCAATACTATCGCTTTAAAGGGTGCTATTAAGGATGTTGGTAGAGCATTGGGAATGAGTGTTGAAGAAACGCAGATGATTAGTGATGCTGTATATTTAGATGAAAATAAAAAGGATTGTATTGATGAATTTTACATTAAAAAATATCCAGAGTTATTTAAATATGTTGACATTGTAAAAGGAACTATTGTTTCAATTGGAAATCACCCAGCTGGGCTTGTAGTATCTCCATATCCAGTAGATGAATGGTTCGGTTTATGCAGTACAAAATCAAATGAAAACATGATTTCTCAGATTAATATGAAAGAGATTGATGGCTTGTCATTTGTAAAGCTTGATGTGCTTGGTCTTGACTGTGTTGGTCTAATTAATGAAACTTGTGATTTAGCTGGTATCCCAAGATTAACGCCAGATAATATTTCTTTTGATGATAAAAAGGTGTGGGATGAAATTAGAGATGATTGTACTATGATTTTTCAGTTTGAATCTTCATATGCTGGAGACTACATCAAGCAGCTTTTTAGTGATGGAACAATTGCAAAGATTAAAGAGAAGAATAAAAACTTCTCATATATAGACTTAATGTCAATGGCAAATGGAGCTATCAGACCTGCTGGTGCAAGTTATCGTGATGAGCTATCCACTGGTAAATATCACGATAATGGGCACGATGCTTTAAATAAATTCCTTGCACCAACATTAGGATACCTAGTTTATCAAGAGCAAATTATTGAGTTCCTACATAGCTTCTGCGGTTATACGATGGGAGAGGCAGACATTGTACGAAGAGGTTTCGCTAAGAAAACTGGTACTGATAAATTTATACCAAAAATCAAAGAAGGCTTCATTAAAACGATGAAAGAGAAGTACAATGTAGAGGAAGATGAGTCTAATAAATTAATTGAAAGTTTTATTCAAGTAATCATTGATGCGAGCTCATATCTATTCTCTTTAAATCATGCTACACCATATAGCTTTCTTGGATATGTTGTTGGATGGTTAAGATGTTATTATAAGTTAGAAACAGTAACAACAGCATTAAATATTTATGAAGAGGATTCAGATAAATGTTTAGAAATCCTACAATATGCTAAGAAACATAACATTGAATTAAAACCAATTAAATTTGGTAAGTCTGGTAGTTTTTATACTATGGACAAAGAAAATAATGCAATATATAAGGGTATAAGTTCTATTAAATATTGTAATGCTCAGATAGCAGACGAGTTACTAGAATTATCTAAGAATAAATATAAAACATTTGTAGACTTATTAAGAGATATTGAAGATAAAACAAGTCTTAACTCAAGACAGTTACATATCTTAACCGCCTTAAATTTCTTTAGTGAATTCGGTAATAATAAATACCTGCTGAATGTTATTGAAGTATACGACAAGTTTGCAAATTCAAAAATTATTGCTAAAAAGAAAATGGAAGAGCTTGGTGTTACAGATTATTTGATTAGAAAATATGCGAAAAAAGAAACAAAGGCACAATATAGAGAACTTGATAATCAAGGTTTAATTAATGAATTATGTAGTGTATTACCAAATGAATCAATTGACATGATTGACCAAATTAAACTTGAAATGGAGTATTTGGAATATACAACATATGCGAACCCAATCCTTGCAGACCATTATTATGTTGTACTTAATTTTAAAACATTCTCAGACCCAACAAAACCACATTTCACACTAAGAAATGTTAGCACTGGGGAAGAGATTAAAACAAGAATTAAACAGTCAAAGTTATACAAAGAAGAACCTTTTGGTGATTTTGCTGTTTTAGATATTAGAGGATTCACTTATGCCCATAAAAAGAAAAATATTGGTGGTGAGTGGGTAGAAACAGATGAACTTGAGCCGATAGTTACAGAATATGAGGTTATGAAAAAATGGTAGATGTAAAATATAAATTTAAAGGAGTAATCGAAAGATGCGTATACAACTCGCCAGATTTTAAAATCTATGCGGTTGCAACAGATAAAAACAAATACCCAGAGTTAAAACAAAATAAATATGGCAACGTCTCCATCTTAGGAGAGTTGTCAGATTTAACTCTTGGTGTTGAATATGAGTTTACAACTGTGGAACAAGAAAGTAAATATGGCACAAGTTATAAAGTGTTAAATATAAGACGTGATTTGCCAACCACAGTTGAGGGAACATATGTTTTCTTATCTGAGATTTTAACAGAAAATCAGGCAAAAACATTGGTAGAAAATTATCCTAATATCATTCAAATGGTAAAAGATGATAACTTGGATGATATTGATTTATCAAAATTAAAAGGTATTGGTCAGAAAACATTCGATATTATTAAAGAAAAAATTATAACTAACTACTGTTTAATGGAGCTAGTTATTGAATTTAAAAACATTTTATCAATGAATATGATTAGAAGAATTTATGAAGCGTATTCTTCAATTGACAAATTAAAAGAGAAATTAAAAACAAATCCATATACAACACTTACAAGAATTAGTCGTGTTGGATTTAAAACGGCAGATAGTATTATTTTACAGCTTCAAAAAGAAGACATTATTGATTTCGGATATGATGTAAAAACATCACCAGATAGATGTTTAGCTTGTATTATGTATATTTTAGAAGAGAATGAAAATGAGGGACACACCAAAATGAATTTGGCAGACTTAAGACAGCAGTGTTTAAAAACTGTACCAAGTTGTGCAAATCATTTCGTAGATGTTATTAAAGATGAAAACATTTATTATAACAAAGATAATATGAGCGCTTCTTTAGTTGAAACATACAATACAGAAAAGTATATTGCCGATACAATTCTTAATAATTTAAGTAATACTAATAATATTTGGGATTTCAATATTGAAAGATACAGAGAAGTTGGTGGCTTTACATTATCTGATGAACAGATTAAAATTCTTGATGTTGTGTGTAAAAATAATATTGCAATCTTAAACGGTTTTGCTGGTAGTGGCAAAACTGCTTCTACACAAGGATTAATTAAAATGCTAAAAGAAAATGATAAAACATTTAGATTATTTAGTCCTACTGGTAGAGCCGCAAAGGTATTACATGAAAATACAAATGAGCCAGCATCTACTATTCACAGAGGTCTTGGATATATGCCACCATATGATTGGACATATAATTCTTGGCATAAATTAGAATCTGATATTGTTATAGTCGATGAGTTTTCAATGGTTGATATCTGGTTGTTTAAAAGATTACTTGATGCCATTGATTTTAAACATACAAAACTTCTTTTAATTGGTGATAATGCTCAGTTACCTAGTGTATCATGTGGAAACTTACTTCATGATTTTATGGAAGCAAATATCATCCCAACTGTAACACTTAATAAGATTTTCAGATATTCAAGTGGTGGATTAATGAAAGTTGCAACAGATACAAGATGTTGTATACCATATTTATCAAGCGAAATGAAAGCTAAAGCAACTACATTCGGAGGTAATCAAGACTACACATTTATTGATTTGGCATCAGAATCAATTCCTAGAAGCGTAGTAGGGTTATATAAAAAATTATTAGATAATGGTAGCAGCATTGAAGATATTCAAGTTTTAACAGCGAAAAATGTTGGTGATTGTGGAGCAATTGCACTTAACAATATGATTCAAAGAGTTGCAAATCCTAATTATGGTAGCGAAGTAAATATGAAAGTTGGAGACACAGTATATTACAAAGGCGACCTAATACTTCAGACAGTAAACAATTATGATGCAACTGTTGACACAAGACACCTACCAGATGATGATGGTGAACGTACAGTGTTTGAACATGACGAAGAAATTACGGCTTTTGTTGCCAATGGTGAAACTGGTATTATTAAAGAAATTTATAATTCATATGTAATCATTGATTTCGGTGGAATCCACGTTAAGTATTATAGAACTGATATGAATAATGTTAAGTTGGGATATGCAATATCAATTCATAAATCTCAGGGTGGCGGTTTTAAAAAGGTAATCTTATGTACGCCACAAAGTCACATTTTTATGTTAAATAGTAACTTATTATATGTAGGTCTTACACGTATGAAAGAAAGAATGTATCATTTAGGAACTTTACAGAGTGTTAATCAAGCTGTTAAAAAGAAAGCAAACTTAACTAGACATACATTTATGCAGGAACTTTTGAAAAAATCCTAAAAAACCTATTGACAAATAATTACAAATAGTATATAATACTCACATAACAGCTCGTAACTGTTAACGTTATAAAGGAGTGATAAAATGAGCGATAAGAAAACAAACAAAAACAAGTGTAGTTTAAAATGCAAAACTTGTGAACATTACAATCAGATTGGCGATTTCTGTAGAGAAAAAGGCATTGACCATTGTAGTCAGCAGGTTCATACAGATTTTTCAACTTGCGACAGTTTTTTAATTAGAGAAAATCTAATCATGTTTTAATGGAGGTGAAATAGTGAATCATAGTGAATTAAGTTTAATGCGTGGAATGGTTTCCGTACTTAATGAAGCAAGCGATGCTTATTATAATGGTAAAACACCGATTATGACAGACGAACAGTTTGATATGAGATTAGAAGACCTTAGACAGTTCGAAGAAGAAACTGGCTTTGTGTTTTCTAATTCTCCAACGCAGAATGTTGGATATAAGGTGTTAACAGAACTTAAAGAAGTCGAGCATAATCATCCAATGCTTAGTTTAGATAAGTGCCATACAATTGATGAAATTGTTAAATTTGCAAATAATAAATATCTTGTTACAAGTATTAAGCTGGATGGGCTAACTATATCATTATTATATGAAGATGGTGTGCTTGTAAGAGGGGAAACAAGGGGAGATGGTCATGTAGGTTCTGATGTAACAGAACATGTTAAACAGTTCTTAAATGTACCATTAAAAATTGATAAGACTGGAACGTATATTGTTGATGGTGAAGCTATTATTACTGATGAAGATTTTGCAGAAGTAAATAAAAATGGAGAGTATAAGAATAGTAGAAACTTAGCAAGTGGTACTTTGTCTGTGCTCGACACATCTTTAGTAGCGAAAAGAAAATTAAAATTTTTTGCTTGGGATATCATTAAAGGTGGATGCAGTGACAGTCTTAGAAATAATTTAAAAGAAGCAAAAGAACTTGGA